TGTAGTGCCTGTTGGTAAGCCTGCTGTTTATTTCAATGCCCATAGGGTCTATAGCCCTGTCTATATCCAATCTTTATTCAAAGGCTTTAAATGCCAGGAGTTTTACCTGATTCCCAATGATGGTCGGCATCCATACATTACAGAAATTACAGAACTGGATCTGCCATATTCCTGTGGATGTTTTCATTTTATTAGGGAAAATACCTAGTAGATATTTGTAGAAATAGTATAAGATTCTACAAAAGGGGAAAATATGGATGCATACGAATTAGCAGAACAAGCCGAAGGATTGGCTTATGAAATACCAGCAGATTGGTCAAGTGGCGAACCTAAAAATGTTGCTACTGATATTGCCGATATGCTTCGCCAACAAGCAGACCGCATAGCGGAATTGGAGAAGGATTTTAAACCTGTAGCATGGACTAATCAAAAATGGCTAGATGGAATTGCTAAAGAGCCACAATTATTTCAGCCGTTATTTGTGCATGGTAAACAAACAGAACACAACACAATTCCGCTTTACACCACACCACAAATAAAAGAGTTAAGTGATGAGGAAATACAGTCTATTTGGAATGAAGGCATTGTTGGCTGGTATGCAACTCAAGAAGAATCTGTATTGAAGTTTGCTAGAGCAATACTAAAGAAAGCGAGTGAGAAATGAAACGATGGGATATTGTGTTGGCTTATTGGGTTGATTCTGGTGGGATTGGTCGTTGGACTGATATTGATGTTGCTTTAAAAGAGCTTGGAACTGCACCACATTGTTGGACAGCAGGGTTTTATCTTGGAGAATCTGAAGAATGCATTGCTATAGCAGCTTCATCGTCTATAAACGACAATGTAGATCAAATTATGTATATTCCTAAAGTATCTTTAGTAAAACTTGAATTGATAAAAAAATCTAGTGAAAAATGATTATAAAATCTGAGTTTTGGCATATCTTGCAAAAGCATATCGAGCTGAGAAAGGCTACCAAATGAAAACATTTTTAATAGCACTATTAACAGCACTATCAATTGGTGTTGCTAAAGCAGATGCCATTGCTAGTATGACCAATGAAGGTGGTGGAAAAATTGTTTTGACGAATGAAATTTGTGAACATAAAGGCAAGACCTACAGTCCACTTAAAAGAGCTTATGCATACAATGCCCAAGGTTTTACAGTTGAAGGCTGTTTTTATCTAGAAGATGATACTGTAATGACTATTTGGGGGATCGGAGAAAAGGTAGAGAAAAGACGATATCCTGCTAGTGGGTTTACTTTAATCAGCCGAGGCCAAGCAATATGATTACATTCATTACAGAAGATAGAGTCTATGCAGAGATGCATAAAAACCCATCATTCTTAACAGAAGAAGATGTATTACATCTGATCTCAGAAATGAGCCAGGAAGATGGGCAGTTTACTTTTGAGTCATTCTGGTTAAAGTTTGCAAGAAAAGTAGAATATGCTGTTCTCAAGAAAAATGAACTTGCTTAAATGGTCAGGCACAATACTGTGCTTACTAGGGATTTGGTTTACAAGCATCAATGCTTATCCAATCAATATTTTGTTTGGATTAGTAGGTAGTGGCTTGTGGACTTGGGCTGGTATATTGCAAAGGGATATACCATTGTTTTTAGTCGAGGCAGTTGCAGCAGGAATGTATGCCTTTGGTATTGGACTGTATGTTTACTATAGGATATTATGAATATTAAAATTAAGATTATTAAAGAAAATCCAGATGGATCTGCTTTAGTAGAAATGGATATGGATCAAGAAGGAATGCATCTTGTGTTTGAGAGGGGAATCAATCACATACTAGAAGATGCTTTTCGAACAAAGAGGATGAAAAATTTATTAAGTGAATGGGAGAGTGAATATGGAGTTTCAGAAATTTTGGGAGATCTACCCAAGAAAAGTAGGAAAGCTAACAGCGAAAAGAAGTTGGGAAAAACTGTCGGCAGAAAACAAACAAAAAGCACTAGAAGCAATAGCCGAGCATCGAAAATACTGGGTAAAAAAAGGAACTGATTGGGAGTTCATTCCTCATGCCTCTACTTGGATAAACCAAGAGAGATGGGAGGATGAATTGGTGATTGAGGAAAAGAAAAAGGAAGTTCTTGCTTGGCACAGAACCGATGAAGGAACTCTTGCTAAAGGCCGAGAAGTTGGATGCCAACCTTATCCTGGTGAGTCTATGGATCAATATCGACAAAGACTGCATCGTAGAATCCTAGAGTTGGAAGGACAGATGTGAACTATTTATCTGTATGCTCTGGTATAGAAGCTGCTACAGTAGCTTGGCATCATATGGGGTGGAAGCCTGTAGGCTTTTCCGAAATAGAAAAATTTCCAAGTCAGGTCTTAAAACATCATTATCCTAATGTGCCTAACTTTGGTGATATGACAAAATATAAGGAGTGGAAAATTGACTCAGTTGGACTTTTGGTCGGAGGAACTCCCTGCCAATCATTCTCTCTTGCAGGACTTAGGAAAGGACTTTCAGACCCTAGAGGAAACTTGGCACTTACCTATGTTGGAATTCTTGACCACTTTAGACCCAAGTGGTTCGTTTGGGAAAATGTGCCAGGTGTCCTTAGTTCCAATCAAGGAAGGGATTTTGCAGCTTTCCTCACATCGCTGGGCATCATCGGGTATGGGTGGAGCTACAGGGTGCTTGATGCTCAATACTTCGGAGTCGCACAAAGAAGAAGAAGAGTGTTTGTTATCGGACATCTTGGAGGCTGGAGACCTGCCGCAGAAGTATTATTTGAGCCAGAAAGCCTGTCAAGGAATACTAAATCGAGCAGAGAAAAGGAAGAAAACAATTCCTACAAACTTAAAGTTGGCACTATTACAAAAAGCTGGGGAAAAGGATTAGGTCATAATGGGCAAGATGATATGGCTGTTATTCATCCAATATCTTTTCTAGCAGCAATGTCTGGAACACAAGCTGCATATAGTTCTAATTTGTCATTAACATTGCAAACAAAAAATAGAACAGCAATTGCTTGTATTGGCAGCCAACATCCAAATGCAGCTATAGGAGAGAATATATCTCCAACACTTACAAGTGCTATGGGAACTGGAGGTGGTCATATTCCAATTATTGGTAATATGAAAGTTAGAAGATTAACTCCAATAGAGTGTGAAAGATTGCAAGGATTTCCAGACAATTACACTAACATACATAATGCAGCAGATACTAATAGATATAAGGCTTTAGGTAATTCTATGGCAGTTCCAGTAATGAGGTGGATTGGTGAACGAATTAACTCATATGAGACAATGCGGAGTAAGGCAGTTGTGCAAGTGGAGGCAAGATTGGGGATTGCAGAAGTTTAGGAAATATTTATCAGAAAATAATCTTGATAAAGATTTGCTATCAGACTTCCAAGATCAATGGTTAAAAGGTAATAGGGGAGAATGGGGAAAATGGATATAGATCCAGTAAGAGCAGTTGAATACATCATGAAACATAGTGCTGATTTTGCCAAGGCAAAAGCAGAGAGGGTTTATATCGAGAATTATCTCAGGTCTAAGAAAAGTATCTTGATGTCTAAATCGTCTGCTAAGAGTGTTGCAGCAGCCGAAGTAGATGCTTATGCTGATCCAGAGTATATTGGCCTGCTAGAGGGTTTAAAAGAGGCCGTAGAGACCGAGGAAAAGTTAAAATGGATGCTTACTAGTGCTCAGTTAAAAGTAGAGATTTGGAGAAGCCAAGAGGCAACCAACAGGGCGATAGACACAAATGCTAGATAGCGATTTTGTTTACTTTTATGGAATAATAATATTTGCCTTATTTTTTATGGCAATTTGGTTAGGAATACACAATGATTGATTATGCAGAGCTAGTATTAAGATTAAAGCAGTTGGAAAGAGAATATCATGATGCTATGTTGCAAAAAAACAACAAGACAGCATTATTAGCAGCAGAAGAATTGGTAGTTGTAGCAAAAAGAATCCAGGCATATACAGAGGCAGCTTGTGTATAGAAACAAAGACCTTCTCCGAGCTGTCTCTCAATTACCTTGCCAAATCTGTGGGCTAGAAGGACAGACCCAAGCATCCCATAGCAATCAGCTAGAAGATGGCAAAGGTATGGGCATTAAGGCTTCAGATGCAATGATTGCTTCAATATGCTATACTTGTCATGCAGAAATAGATCAAGGCAAAAAGTATGACAAAGAAACAAGAAAAGCTGTTTGGGACAAAGCCCACAGAAGGACAATGCGAATATTGCTTGAACAGGAATATTTAATTGTCAATAAAAGTAAATTGTAAATATTGTTGGCAAGAATTTGCTGTTCCACCATCTAGAGTATGGAGGTCAAACTATTGTTCTGATAACTGTAGACAAAGAGCAAAACTAATAATAAATGCAGTAAAAAATTCAGCAAGAAAAAGAAATTGTTTGCAATGCAATAAATCTTTTATTCCTAGACCATATCAAATTAAAACTGGTGTTGGAAAATACTGTTCTGCCAATTGTAGAAATATTGGAAACTTAACTAAGTTGCTTTCAGAAGAATCAAAAATAAAGTCTAAAGAGTCATATAAAAAAAATTTATCTGCTGGAAAAATTAAACATAAAACTGGTAAAGACCATCCTAGGTGGAAAGGTGGAAAAAAAGAATGTATTGAAAGAGCTATTTCAAGTGGAGTATTGGCAGAAAGAGTTAAAAAATACAGAAAACAAAATCCAGAAAAAGTTAGAGAATGGTCTAAAAAAAGACTTTCTAAAATAACTGGAAGATTACCAAGAGGAACTGTTTTAGAATTAAAAGAAAAGCAAGAAAATAAATGTGTTTATTGCAAAACAGACATTAGTTTAAAATTTCATGTAGATCACATAATTCCATTATCAAAAGGTGGAAAGCATGAAAAGGACAATATTCAAATACTTTGTCCAAGTTGTAATGTAAAAAAGTCTAATAAGTTAGACTTTAAGCTCCCTTAGTTAAAAGGCATAATGCTAGATTTGTAATCTTGAGTTGGCAGTTCGATTCTGTCAGGGAGCACCACTACAATTCGAGTGGATCAAACCCTAACTCTTTGCCAACCATGAGGCATCGAGTTCTAAACTCTTTACCATGCTGTGCCCATTTATGGCCTTTTCTTTTATAAAAGCTCATATGGATCAT